GGCAAGACGATCACGCAGACGATCCTGATCACGTTGGGCATCGTTCAGTGCTCGATAATGGGTTTGTTCACTGGCCGTGAGCCGTTGCTCCAGGGCCAGACGCTTGTCCTGTTCGGCCTGTTGCGCGGTAGCGGCCGTCAGGGTCAGTTGATTGAGGATTTCGGCGTGCAACCGCGCCTGTTCGGCCAGTTGGCGGCCGTAGCGCCAGTCCTGAAACTGCCAGGCCAGCGCTGCCGAACCTGCGGCCAGCAGCATCAGGCCGATCAGCCGCCAGACGCTCAGACCGAAGGCAGGCATAGCAACGCCCTCGCCCGCCCCCAAAGTTCCAGGCGATCCTGCAAGCCGTTCAACCCGCCGTTTATCCGCCGGGTAATGCTGTTGAACTGATCCTGATCCGCCAGCGCGTTCAGGCCGTTCTGCGCCCAGAACCAGGCGGCGGACTCGGCCGCCCATTGCGGTTGTTCCAGCAGTTCCGGCAGTGCCAGCAGACGTTCATCGCCGAACAGCCCGAGGCTGCACTGGCGATAGTTGGTGCGGCCGGTAATCTGGATCAGCCCGCGCCCGCGATACTTCTGCCCGTCGCCATCGGCCTCGGGCGTGTTGCCCAGGCGCAAGGCCAGCGTACCGGTGTCGTATTTGCTCAGGTATTGGTTGTTGCCCAGTTCACGCACGTACTGCAATTGCCCCGACTCGTGTCCGATCTGGGCGAGAAACGCGGCAATACGTTTTGGCGTGTCGATGCGATGGCGCGCCATGGCATCGTTGAGTGCAGAAACAAAAACGCCCGCTTGGCGGCGGGCGTTGGGCATGATGTTGATTAGGTTGTCTTCAGTAACTTGCATAATGCTCGGTCCTCCCTGGATGTCCCGATTGAATCACGACTGACGGCCAAGACCGGTCAGCCATTTCTTTGCCAGGGTTTTCAGGGTTCCTTCCGGGGCACTTTCTTCCGGCGACGAAAACACCCAGCCAAGGGTGCCGAAGTTTGCCGACCAGTCGATTTGTGGCGCGGGCGTTACGTCAGAGATGTCGACCCAGAGCAGATCCGGGTGAAACATCTCGACCATGTTTCCATCGGTCGAAAACAACTCGACCACCGTGTTTTCAACAACGCGTGCGTAGGTTTTCATCAGGCGTACTCGTAAATGATCACGACGCCTCGCGCGCCAGCACCACCGGGGCGGGCTGCCTGGTTGTTCGCGTTAGCGATACCACCCCCTCCGGAACCGTATCCGGAGCCCGGTGCTGCCAGAGCAGAGGCCGCGCTGCTGCCATACCCTCCACTGCCCAAGGGTGAATTGCCACCATGCCCTGCAAGCACCGATAAATTGACGCAAATGCCCGGACTGCCTGCGGCTCCCGCCATATTGACTATATTGCCGCCCGAAGGCGCGAGACTTGGATAGCCGCCCGTATTCAAGCCGAACGAGGGCAGAGACAACGCCGAGAACCCTGGCGATCCACCGCCACCGGTAGCAGAAACCAACGAACCGAAGGAGCTGGTTCCGCCACCCCCGCCTCCCTCCGCGACAGCTCCACCGGCTCCGCCGCTACCTACCGTGACCGTCTGACTGCTGCCAATCGCTGCGGATGCAAGCCACGCTTCAGCGTAACCACCCGAAGCACCACCGCCCGCCATGGAAATCTGATTGGAACCGGTCGCCGGAATCCCTGCACTGCCGCCACCGCCACCGATGACCTTGACCCACACATTTTTCATCCCGACGCTGGGCACGTAGACGCCAGACGCGGTAAAGGTGCGCACACCCAACAATCGGCCAGTGGTGGCATTGCCACCGCTGGCATACACCAGCAACCAACTGTCCAGTGCTGCGCTGAACACCACCGAGCACACGCTGCCACCGACAATTTCGGCAGGTCGCAACGCACTCTGTGCCAGACTCAAAAGCGGTTTGGGCAGAAGACCATTCGGCGCAAATGTGCTCGCCCCTGTATTGGCATTACCTGCGGTGAAACGCAGCGCCAGACCGTCCTTCAACGTCGTGATGGCGGGCACGTAGTTGGCCATGTAGAGATTGGCAGCGCCGATATCCGCTGCATGCTTGTCCTCACCGGCCTGGCTTATTTTCCTGAGCGCCTGCAACAACTGCGTCGCATCGCTTTCGCTCGGTTCAAGGCCCGCAGACTTGACGACATTCAACAGCTCATCGGTGACACCGTTGCCCCAGGTCGCAGGAATCAGCGACCCCGGCAAACCACCGACAACGTCTTCATTGACGAACTTGCCGTTCACCAGCCCGATGCCGGGAACGCTTTTCGGGTAATCCATTTCAGTTTCCTTGATCCATTAGAGTGCCGAGGCCAACCAGCGCGGCGCTACCGGGCGATGCTCGCTGAACGGGAAAAACGACGCCTGCGGCCAGTCCCGCAACGCCCGCCGGAACGTTTGCAGTTCGGCGTATTGCTCGGTAGTCAGGGTGGTGCCGCCGCCGTCCTCCAGCTCATCGCGGTCACGGGCCACCAGGCCGTCGGTCGCGGCCAGTTGCGCCGTGCGCCAGCGGCGTTCTGCGTCAGCCGCTACTTCGGCAGAGGGAGGCGGTGGATCGACCAACACCGGATAACCGTTGTCCGCACGCACGCCGATCACTTTTGCAGACACCGTCAGTTGTTGCAGCAGCGATTCCCAGTACGCCTGGGGAATTTCGATGACGTCATCGGGAATGTCCGACGAATTGATACCCGGTACATAAACGCCCCGGGTGCTGGCGCTGAACAGAACGTTGAACGGATTCATTCAATAGCCCTTTGCGTGATAGAGGACAGTCCAGTTAGCCGCAACATCGCCGGTGTAACTGCGGATTTTCAAAGTGCATCCCTGTTTGCTCGGGGCCGGATTGCCAGTGAGAATGACCATGGCACCATCTCCCCCCGAATGAATCGCCACGATCGAGCTGAAAGCGTTGGGGAAGGAAATAGGGAAGACAACTTTGATATCGCCATTTGCATCCGAAACAGCCATGCCCCACTGATCGATGTTGCCGGTCGCATGCCGTTGATAACCGCTATTGCCGCTGGATCCGCTCAACAGCGACGAGTACCGGTTACTCATTGTTCCGCCAATCAACCGCCATTGGTTGTCGAGCTTGATGAACTCGGCGCAATCGCCAAGCCCGAGGACGATCGGCCCGCCAGCGCCATTGGAGGCCTTGATAACATCGCTGCCGACCGTTGCGATGGTCAAAACGCCGGTGCCGGCATTGATCACCTGAAGGGTGCTGCCGTGGGCAATGTTGCTCGTGGCCGGCAACGTCGTGGAAATCGCTGTCGCACTGGAAAAGCTGGCGACTCCACCGACGTTGGCCGCGGTTAGCGCAACACCTGCTGCATACGAAGCAAACCCCGAATACTGCAGTCCGCTACGGGTCACGAATGCGGTAGTGGCGACCGTCTGACTGTTGTCGAACTGCGGTGGGGTCGCAAACAGCTTGTTGCTGCGCAATGCCGTCAATACTTGATCGGTTCGAGTCTCGGACGGCGTGAGGCCAGCGGCCTGGATGACCGTCAGCAGCTCCTGAGTGATGCCGTTGCCCCAGCTGGCCGGGATCAAGGATCCCGGCTTGCCGGTGACCGGGTCTTCATCGACAAACTTGCCGCTCACCAGACCTGCGCTGGGAACACTATTGGGGTAGTCCAAGATTTATCTCCTTATCTGAATACATGGATTGCGTGAGGGCCTCAGCCAATCTGGCCGACCAACCACTGCGGCGCTGATGGCCGTGAAACGGATGACGGAAATGCGCCGGCACCAGGCCAGTCGCGCAACGCCTGGCGGTACTCAAGCAGCTCCAGATAGTGCTGGGCCTTGAGCGTTGTTCCGCGTCCCAGTTCCTGCTCGTCGCGATGGCGGGTGACCTGCCATTCAGTGGCTGCGATTGCGGACTGGCGCCAGATTCGCTCTGCCGCCAGAGGCTCCTTGTCCTCGACCATTGGGGGTTGAGCGATGACAGGACTTTGCGGTTCGCGCGAAGGCTCGATAGCGCGAGCCGCCTCGGGCATCGGCACGCCGATTTCGACGCTCACACCTTCGGGCACCTGCACCATCGCAGCGACAAAAGCAGGCGCGAAGAGTTGGTCGATCGCGTAGTCACCGGTGTCGATCACTTCGATCGCAACACCGTTTTCAATACGTGCATACATGACCATTAGGCGTACTCCCAGATTTCACAGAAAGCGTTGCCGCCGGCACCGCTCAGAAACGACACAGACGTGTTGTTGGAGCAGGTACCTCCACCTCCGGAACCTCGAACCCCCGCATAGCCATTGCCGTTGACACCGGTGGACGACGCACCGCCATCAAACGGGCTGGCCCCCCCGGTGCCGGAAAGCACGCCCCAATTGTTGTTGAACATCGCGAACCCACCGCTCATGCCGCGGGCGTTGGTCAGATTGCCGCCCGTGACCACCTGACCACCGGGGCCGCCCTGGACGAAGCCGTTCGCCGTGGGTCCCACGGCGACAGCCAGAACCGATCCGCCAGCGCCACCGGCAGCACTCATCAAAGAACCGAACGAAGCGCCGCCCCCCGCCAAGCCAGCCACCGTGCGGGAGGCGCCACCGGCGCCCAGCGTGACCGGCACGCCGGCGAGCATGTCCGTTGTCACTTCGTACAGACCTTCCGCATAGGCACCGGCGCCACCGCCTCCGCCAATTCGCAGAGTGCTCACCTCGACAGGTGCACATCCCCCCCCTGAACCTCCCGCGCCGACCAGCCGGACACGAATCCTTTTCGCATTGGGGTTGGGGCGGTAAACCGTGATGCCGACCGTCTCGATCTGCCGGACCGCCAGCAACCTTCCCACTGCATCGGTGATGCCGTAGCCCGCCAGCGTGGTCGGGTTGTTCTTCAGTTTGGTGAAGTCGACAAGGGCGCCAATGGCCGTTGCCAACTGATTGGTTTTGCTCTCGTCCGGCGTCAGTCCGGCGGCCTTGATGGCGTTGAGAATTTCTTGCGTGACACTGTTGCCCCAGGCGGCGGGGATCAACGATCCGGGCGTGCCGGCAACCGGGTTTTCATCGACAAAACCGCCATTGACCAGGCCGACGCCGGGAATACTGTTTGGATAATCCATTGCACGGTTCCCTGTGCTGCAATCAGTTGGTTACGCCTGCGCCGGGGACTGCCGGCCAAGTGACTTCGCCGGGGAAACCGGCCTGCTTTTCTATACGGTTCAGCTCGACGCTGTAGAGCTTCCATTCAAGCAATTGCAGTTGCTCTTCGTGGCTGGCGTCGCCGATGTCTTCGGCGTATTGCAGCGGAGCAATGCGCAGGACGGCGTCGCGAAGCAGCGTGTCGCGCTTTTCCAGAACCTGTTGGCTGACGCTGTGCAAACGGGCTTGCTCATCCAGTTGCCATGCGTTGTCGCGCCACACATGGAATTCCCCGGGCCAGGGCTGCGTTGTCAAGGTTTCGGGCAGCTCCCCCAACTCACTCCAGATCTGCTGCCCGCCGCCGTCCTTGCGAAAAACCGGACCGCGCCGGTCAATCACTTCTCGCGGTACACCGTTGATCAGGGCCCAGGTACGACCGGCTTCAGGCGCGGGTAATTCGAACGACAACTCCACCGCGTTGCCGGGCAGTTGAATACCGATGCCTGGGGTCACGAAAAACTCGACAGGCCCGGACAAAACGCCCGCGCCGTCAAACAGATAATTGAACATAGGCACCTCAGATGAGCTTGATACGGCCGGGATAGGCAATGTTGCGAGGGCGGGACTTGAACGCCAGCAGCAAAGTGTTGGCAGCATCTCGTTGGTAGGTTGTATTGGCAGGGAAGACAGGGCCGCCGTTGACCAGTCCGGACACGTATTGCGGCTCTTCACGAGACTCGGCACCGAAGCCGGTCAGGCTGTCCGACCACCACGCGCCCACCGCACCGGCACCATTGGCACCCATGGCATACGAGTGAATCGATCCGGCCTGAAAGGCCCCCATGGCACGGCCGGTGTCCACGCCCCTGCCCTCGTCCAGAACCCGCAGAAACTCGCCTCGCCCTTCAGGGCCACGGAAGGTTGACGCGCCGTCACCCGACGTCCATTTACCTTCGTTGCCCGCACGCGCCGCTTCAGTGCCCAACATTCCCGAAAGCTGGGCGTGGTCCCACAGCCAGGGCCACTCGGCACGTTTCATGACCGTACCATTGAGCGCACCGTAACCACCGGGACTGAGCAAGGTGGTGGTCTCGAAAAACGGCCGGCCAAGCGGAGTGTTGTCAAACCGACCGACCGGCCACCAGCTACCCGAAGCATCACTGCGCAAATGCCACCAGTCGCCGCCGCCCATCAACACCAGAAACGGATAGCCGCTGGGTGACAGGTGAGTGTGGAAACGAATACGGTCGGAACCCGACGCCTGAACGATCAGGCGGTTGCCGCTGTTATCCATGCGACGAACAATCACATCGCGCACACCCAGCGCCGCGTTTGCCGGTGGCAACGTCACCGTCACGGCACTGGATCCGCCATCGATCAGCACCAGGCCCAGCTCCGGGTCGGTCAGTGCCTTGGATGCAGTCAGCCGCGTTACTACCGAGCGCATCGGGCTGGCATTGCCGACAATCGATTGAATGGCTTTGAGCAGCTGACCGGTATCGGCCTCGGCGGCTGTCAGCCCGGCGCCGCTGATCACGTTGAGTATTTCTTGTGTAACGCTGTTGCCCCACACCGCCGGAATCAATGAACCCGGCGTTCCCGCCACAGGATTTTCATCGACGAACCGGCCATCGACCAGGCCGACGCTGGGGACGCTCTTTGGATAATCCATTCTCTTGACTCCTGTTCTCTTACGCCGTGCGCATCATTGCCGGACCGTCTTTCTGGCTCGGGTTTTCTTCACCGTTGTGTCGCCGATCACCGACCAGTCGGGCCGATTGGCAATGGCAGGGAATTGCGTGGAAGAAGGCCAATCGCGCAAATCGCGCCGGTACTGCTGCAACGTTGTGTAGTTCTCAGCCGACAGCGTGGTCTTTTCCATCGTCTCCAACTCGTCGCGATGGCGTGTGATCAATGGGTCTGTTTTGACCAATTGCGCATCGCGCCAATGGCGCTCGGCATTGGCTAAGTCTTCCGGCGTCATGGGAGCTGCATCGGCCAGAATCGGAAAGCCGTTCGCCCGACAGACGATCACTTGATTGCGCCTGCAGCCGTCCATCAGCTCGTCGCGATGCGCGGGCGATATTTCCACGGCGTCCTTGGGAATGGCCGTGTTGACCCGAGAATCGAAAAAGCCTTGAGTCGAAGGACTCCAGTAAATTTTCATAGCGAGACCTATCTGCCGATGGCGATGAATTGGGCACCCAGAAAAGCGCTGGAGCCTCTGGACGTAATGGCTGAAAGACCTTTGGGTGACGCCGCGAGATAACCAATGGAGCCGGAAGTCGGGGTGTATCCGTTAGAGACCGTCAGACCATAAAAGGCAGAGTTGAAGCTGACCGGCAGAGTGGTGGTGACATCAGTCGCTGCGCTGTTGACGTAGCCCCACTGAATGACCAGGCCGCCCATCCAGAACGGAAACGCGAAGTAACCACCCCACGTGCCATTGACCAGACTGAAACCCAGCTTCAGTTTTTTCGGGGTAACAGCCACCGAGTCATCCACACCGGCGGCGACCTGATCCTGCGTGGCGACCTTCATCACACCTGCATTGGTTTCTGCGGCCTGAACAGGCAATTTATCGCTGATACTTTTCGCGATCGCTTGCTGAAGCTGACTGTGATCCTGTTCGTCGGGCACGATGGCAGCCGCCTTGATCACATTGACGATTTCTTCCGTAACGCCGTTACCCCACGCAGCAGGAATCAATGACCCTGGTGTCCCGTTGATCGGGTTCTCATCGACAAATTTCCCATTCACCAGACCGGCGCTGGGCACACTCTTCGGATAATCCATTGCGTTATTCCCTAGTCATAGTTGATGTGCACCCTGGTATGCGCCGGCGCCGCCCGATGGATCAGGCATTCCAGCGCCGAGCCCGGATTCACGCCGAAGCGCTCGCCCCAGTAGCTCGCGCCATAACGCCGACCGAGCAACAGCCGGCCGCCGGTGTTGAGCGTCCACATGAACTGCGCTTCCCAAGTGCCCCAATGC